TTGTTGAATATTGGATTATGATAGTAGCTCCAACTCCCTCTTGGATAACGCTAGAGAATGAAAACAATGTTCCAAGAATAGATGAGTCTGTTATCTCCCACGGGTCTGTTGTATATGTTGCTTCTGTGGCTATAATCTGGTCTAATAATTCGCCTTCCATAGATGAGCAAGTGGTAATATATTCGCCCTTAGTTGTTGGTGGAGTGAAAGTTGTTGTCCATAGAGCTGTGCCTTTGGTAACTCGTACTGCATCTATGTAGCCGTTATTGTAAAATGTAGTTCCAGCAGGAGCTTTACCAAGATGTAAAGCATATCCTGTTGCACTAGATATGCTAGCAGACTCAACAGAACTCATTTTTTCTACACCATCAATGTAAAGTTTGAGTGTTCCTGACACTCTTGCATACGCAATGTGATACCAAACGCCTTCAGTAAATGTTACATCATAATCTTGCCTAACTCCCCACCCACCAGAATACATACCTTTAAATTGTAATCCAGGAGCTACAGAAGCTTCGTTATCGTATACAATACACCAACCATCAGAGCCTCCTCCATAATTACAATTACCTATAAGATATTGGCTTGTTGTTATATTTATTGGAGTAGCGTTAGAATTAAACCAAAAATCAACAGTAAAATCCCCCGTACCAAAATCCCAATCAGCACTATCTGGGACTGTAACATAATCAGAGTTTCCGTCTAAAAGTAAGGAAGAATTTCCTATCTTAGATTCGGCGTTAGTTATTATGGCAGTATTCTTGAACTCCATTGTCTGCCCAGTCTGAGCAACTGTACTATCGAATAAAGATAAAAGTTTAGTATTGGCGCTTTGAGCCTCTAAGACACTCCAGTTTTGGCTAGACTCCGGCTCCATGACAAGTCTGTGGTAATCTTCATTATATAAATTGTTCATATTCAAAGCCATATCGGAAAGAGCGCCTTCATCTTTATGCCCTCTAAATACCGGCAATCGTGTCCATTCGTTTAAGCGTATAACGATATTCTCTGCTGGAACATTAGTTATTGTAATCGTATCATAGCAAGGATTATCGGAATAGTTTCCAGACGTATCAATCGCTTTGATATAATAAACATAAGTTCCTCGAACAAATGAATTAATCGTATAGCTATTTCCGGTTATGTTTGTTGCGACAACTGATGAGCCGGACCATGAACCAGTTAAAGAGCTTACTCTGATTTCGTATCCTTTTAAATCTAAATCTGTTACTTCTGTCCATGTCATTAAGATTGAATTATTAACATAGTTTACAGCGCATCCAGTTACATCGCTTGGATTAGCCATCTTTCCTAATACTGTTAAACTTGATTGTGGAGCAGTTCCTAAGGCTGATTCTTCGCCATCACTCGATACAGATGTCACAGCTATATAATAAGTGCTTCCGACATCTGCTATATATATTCCTTCTGCGCTTGTACCATAGCATTCTCTTATAAATGTCCAAGACTCTCCTGCATCGTCAGATAGGTAAACTCTAGCCTTTGCATATTGTTTTAAATAATAATTAGACGATGATGTCGGTTTCTCCCACCATACATCTAAGGTCGTATTCAAATCTCCACCTTCTCCAATAACAAGTCTTTCAGTTAATGAAAGATTTTCTACCGGTGGTACAGTTCTTAGCAAAGCAGAATAGTTATTTGTTGGAATTGTCACATCAGTATCATCATAAACGTCTGTATCGTATTCAGCCGCTACAACAGATACCTCATCTTTGCCTTCTTTCTTTAAGCTTACAACTCTAAAATCTTTTACAACTTTTGTACTTTCACCAAATGCATAATTATCGTATGCCGCTGGGGCGCTACTAAAAGCAACTGAGACATTAACCTCTGTATATGTTCCGGCACCATCTGTAACAGTTCTTTCTTCTATGGTATCATCTGCAAATCTAACTTGAATTTTATAAGTAGTCGCTCCGACAATCGTAACTGTCCTATCTAATTTAACCAAGGTAGTTGTAGAACTTGCTTGCACCTTACCAGAGAATCCCCATTGCGGAACATCATGGCTCATGCTTATAACGTCACCAGCTTGGCAAGCAATAGCTTCTATTCCTGCTTTAAATGATATTGATCTATTAATATACTTAGAAAGCTTCATTGCGTAACGAGCCGCTCTAATAGCATAACTAGTCTTCGTTGTAAATAATCTAAGTTGATGTTTCCTGACTGGGTCTCCTGCCGCTAGAGCGACGTCATCTTCGTAGGCAATAGTTTCCATTTTATAATCTTTATCTTGGTCTGCAAATTGAACTTCAATAACATTTGGAATCTCTTTTATTGATTTCCAAGATTGGTTAAATGTATCTTTTATAATATTACCCATACCAAATAGCTGAGTTGATGAAGTTGGTTTATCAATAACAATACCAAGCGCTCCGCCAGAATATAAAGGCATGGCATTAAATACGGCACTTAATTGAAGTAAGGTATCTATTGCTCTTGTGTTACTATCTATAACGACATCCATTCTAAATCTTTTCTCATAGCTACCGGCACCATCTGCTAGTTTCTCTTCACAATATTTAGCCATTTCTAATAATTGGTCTGCATCTAAGTTAGCTGTATTAACAAATTGTCCTAACCCATATCTATCATTTACTAATAAATCTCTAATACACCAAACAGGATTTGCTGAATAAGCATCTACATATGTTGTTCCATCCCAAGCAAGTTCTGTACCATCGGATAACAGCTTCCACTTCTCATTAGTATCATCCCAATAATAATTATCCCAATCGACGTCTGTTCCACCAACAGTTTTAATATTTGGAACATTAACTTTTCTTCCTTTAACTAAGCTAGTTATATTCGGAGTAGTTCCAGATAATTGGTCGGTAGCTAATAGCTTGACTCCTAATAATGCTGTGTTTGGATAGATTAAATCGTCTGTTTGCATTTCATCTACTTCAGATAAAGTTAAAGCTCCGCTATGGTTAAAATCGCCATCATCGCTAGTCTTAGTTATTTTAATATCATATTGTCCAGCAGTTAAGCCTTCTTTTCTAAATACTCTTCTAAGAGCTGTTCTCGATTTAACGTTTACCGTTGTATCTCCCAAGTCTGTATATGTTGGGTCAGCATGTAGCTTATATTGAACATTATAAGTAATCGCCCACGCACTTATAGAGCCGGAACTTGGACTTTGTTGATATAATCCACTTGGAAAATATAACTTTAATTCAAAGGCTTCTACGTCACTATCTACGGTTGTATAAGTATATGGATTATCTTTTGCAAGAGTAGCCGATACTGTATAAACATTATGTAAATCTTCAAAGTTATCAATAATGGTTTGAGAGTTTGTTCCCATTCTAGTATATTGAGTTATACCGTCAAAATTAGCAATAGGATTATCATTAATTTTAATTGAAGATATACTTTCAATCTCTCCTTCACATAAAGCAATTAAAACATTGAGATAGTTAACATCTCCATTTGTCCATATAAATTGATTAACAATATTTCCTGCTATTCTATGTTCGCCGTAAACAACTCCGACGGGTGTTCCAACGTCTTGAGCTATTCTAGCGCCCTCCCATCCATAAGTAGGGCTTCCTTCGTCCATACCAGAGCTACCTCCAGAATTAAGACTAGGCTTCTTCGATTTTGTTGCAAAGGTAAGTATGACAGATAATATAATTAAAGGTAGAGCTACAATCACCGCTTCTACGATAGCTGCAATTATTGCCCAGAAGACAACTTGAACTACTAAAGGAATACCTATTTTTCCTGTAATTATTATTTCGTCATCGTTGTCTGGAACAATATTAGTATCTTTAATATCCTTACCACTTAAAATAATACGAATATCTTGACCTAATTCTTTTCCTATGCCATTGATATATTCTTCAACAGTTTTCCCGTTTTCATAAGGAAACTCCCACTTTTCTCTTCCAGCATACTTAGCGTAGTTCGGCACTAGCTTAACAATTATCATTGCGTTTCCTTAATCTATAAAATCCTTCAATCCTACTTTTAATATTTATATTATCTAATTTAACAACGGTCGTTCCAGCTTGTCCTGTTTGAATTAATCTTCCTTTTGTCAAAACGACTCCTCCATGATTTGCTATACCCATTCCATTATGAAATAATGCGATATCGAATGGCTCTGGTTTTTCTATAATATCCCATTCTTTATAATAGTTTTCATAAAAGAAATTCTTTCCTTCAAACGACCAACCTGCACTATAATTTTGACTAACATCGAATAAGTCATATCCGATATCTTTATATATATTCATTATAAGTCCGTAGCAGTCTAACCCGTTCATATCTCTACCCATCATCTTATATGGAATACCTAAGTATTTCTTAACAAGACTATCTTCTAGCTCACATATATGCGCCCTGTCGGTATGGATGGAAATCCTCCGAACCGAGTGTAATTTGCTAGTACCTTGCATCGCTGTTTCGTTTTGCTGCACGTTGTTTCTCCTCCTGCATATCCGCATTCTGTTGATTTGAAAACCCACGAACAATAATTTCTTGAATATTTTCTTGATGGTATCTGAACACTAAGCAAGTCAAACTTACTTGTTAATGTAAAGCTAACTGCATCCTGACTAGCCGTATATTTATCAATATAGAATATATCGTCCATATAAGCTGACGCATCAGCTAACTTATTTGCCCATACGGTTTTGATTGTAACTTTCTTTCCTCTTAAGTCGTAATCCTCTAAATATGATTCTATTAATCGGCTTATATTTGACACACTCACCACAACCGTATCGATGCTTCCCTCTGTATTACCAGATATTGTTTCATGTGATATCGGAAACCTTGTATACGTTATTCCGTCATAAGTTATATCTGTATCGTATTCCGCAAAATTCAAATCATTGCTGGAGCCATCATAGTCGTCTATTGTATATAAATATATAGGCTGATTAGTTGCTGCGTTCTTCTGGTCCTTGAATTCAGCATTAGTTGTTCTTGGCATTACTTAACCTCTATAAAAGTTATATCAAAATCATATAATTCAAATGCAATTAAATCTCCATCGAATTCATCCGTGCTAAATCTAACAGTATATTCAGTTGAGTCAATAGGATTAGTCCAAGTAAACGAAGAGACTTGTCCTTTCTTAGTAACAAAGAATGCCTTAACTGCCGCATACTCAGCTTGTGTCCTAGCTCTAAACTTAAGCTCAAATGTTCTTATTGGAGATTCCCATTTCTGTCTTCTTTGCTCTACTCCGTTTTCAAAGTCAGAGACTAAAGTATTATACTTGACTTGTTCTTTTGATACTCCATCAGGTGTCCATGCAAAATCGCTCATATTCTACCTCTATAAGTTTTGTTTAATTATTCCTCTAATTGCGCCATTCTTTAAAAACTCTTGTGTCACAGCGCTAACTAACATGTCTCTATTCCTATAAACATCTTGAGCATCCCAAGCTCTAATGATAAACGGTCCAATCAATGGTTGCTGTGCTCCTCTACCAATAGGATTTCCGTTACCCATATTGTTTCTTTCATATGCAGCGTTCTGTCCTCTTGATAATACTCTCTCTCCAGTTTGGGCGATAATAGGAACTTCGTCGCTTTGCAGCTTCATTCCATTAGCGGCTCGCATCTTTCCACCGGTATGATACTTCTTTACCATTCCGCCTTCATGCATAATCATCTTTAGCGGAACGCCCAATATAGAACCGTCAGCACCTCCAGCCATAAACATAAGTGCTTTCATT